ATATTAAAATTTAAAATAAGGACTTAAAATGGGTAATGTAGTAAGTGGAAGTGGAAGTAAACTTTATGTTTCAGCAGCTTTACCAGCAACTTATACAAAAGTAGGTTATACGGCTTTAACTTGGACTTTAGTTAATGACACTACAAACATAGGCGAATATGGTAGAGAGTATGATATGATTGAACATACACCGATTGATACAAGATTAAAGCAACAAATTAAAGGTAACTTTAGTGAGGGAAGTTTAGGGATTGTATTTGGTAGTGTTCCAGCAGATGCAGGTCAGGTAATTATGTTAGCTGCTGCTAAATCAGACAATAACTATTCTTTCAAGATTGAAAAAACAGATGGTGGAATTGATGCGTTTACTGGAAAAGTAACAACAGCAAAACCAACTGTAAATGGTGGAGCTATTATCTCTGTTGCTGCTAATGTTGCAGTTCAAACTGAAATTATTGATATTAAATAAGGTTAATAATGGATATTAAAAATCTAGCAACAGCAGATTTTGCAGTATTAGAGTTGAAAGACCCTAATACTGGTTTAAAATCAGATGCAACAATTACTTTATACTCTCATCTATCAAAAGAGTTTAACAAAGCTAGAAAAGAAGTAATGAAACTTACAAGCTTAGATGAAACTTTTTTTCAAATAGAACTATTAGTTAAAATTACTAAAGAGATTAAAGGGTTTACAGAAAATGGAGAGCCTTTAGAATCAAATGAAGAAAATATTAGAAAGATTTATCAATCTAACTATACAAGAGACCAAGCAGATATGTTTATATCTTCAATCTCTAATTTTTTTTTGACAAATTAGAGAGTCTTTCTCTTTTTGTCAAACAACTAGCTTATTATCAACAAGTCCCACAATACGAAAACAAACAAAACGAAATTTCACGCTTTATGGAATTGCAACTATTAGGTCAAAAGCCTATATTCCCAGAAATAACTCATTTTAAATATTTACTAGACATATTAAGCGATATGGGTTACGGCATACAATCAGACGGATTAACATTTCAAGAAATAGAATCATTTTGCAGATTATCAGATATAGAATTAAGTAGAGTGGAAATTGTAGCTTTAAGGGGATTATCTTTTGATTATATTAATATGTTGCAGAAAGCAAAAGACAAAGATTGTGAAATTCCTTACGATGAAGATTTGATATAATAAATTTATGAACGCTAGTCAATTAAGACTAGCTTGTAAAAAAAATTTTAATTCTTTAAACGATTTTTTATATATTTATTTTTTATCATTTATTAATATCCAGTTGCAAGCCTTAATAATTGCTTCAAGTTCATTATTACAATCCATATCATAATAATCTGCTTCGTACTCTTTGTTTTTATATAATATAATTTCAACATTGCTTAATTTTCTTGTGTTCGAATACAATACATAACTTATTTTAAGAACATATTGATTATCGACAATAAATTCTTTGCATTTATTAAGAAACTCATATATATTAATACTAAATTCTTCTTGTTGTTTCGTATATACCAATTGATTCCAGTCTTTTAAAAGATAAACCAGTTTGTTACTATCAAAATCTTTTATATTTAACACTTTACTAAACAATTCATTGCTAACTATCTTTTTGCTACTCATTTTTTTCTCCTCTTTTGTATTAATTAAAATTCAATATAACATTTAAAATATTCACAACTATCAAAACGATTAACTTCTTTGTTTAAAAATATGCTTTTAATATTTGCACATTTATTGTTTCTATTTGCATAGCAACAGCAACATTTTCCATATATCTGTTCAACCATATTTTTTGAATATTCTAAATCAGTATTTGTTGTTTTGGAAAATTCAAAAGCCATAATCATTTTATTGTTTTCATCTTTACTCATTCATATCTCCTCTTTTAAATTACTGTAATTATATAAAAATATGCTTTAATCTAAAATAAAACTAACAATTAACCCTTTTTATTTTTAGATAAAATATAAATAAAAAGGGTTTATATGGACGTAGAATCTTTAAAGATAAAAATAGACACTTCCGACCTCAATAAGGCAAAATCAGGATTAGATAATGTTGAAAAGTCTGCTAAAAATGTAGATAAATCTTTGGGTGGTTTAACCACTAGCCTTGTATCATTTAGAGGTGCAGTTGCAGCAGTTGCAACAAGTGCTGTAATATCTAACTATATAAAAATGGCGGATACTTTTACAACTATTGAAAATAAATTAAAATTAGCTACTAAATCAACCAATGAATTTTCAACAGCACAAAGAGAACTTTTTAATATTGCACAAGAATCAAGAGTTGCATTTGAAAGTACGGTTGATTTATATTCTAAGCTATCAATATCAACAGAACAACTAAAAGTTAGTCAATCAGATTTGTTAAGAGTAACTGAAACAATTAATAAAGCTGGTTTAATTGGTGGTGGTAGTAAAGAGGGGATTAATGCTGCACTTATGCAATTAGGTCAAGGTTTCGCAAGTGGAACTCTTAGAGGTGAGGAGCTGAACTCCGTATTGGAGCAAACTCCTAGACTAGCTAAAGCAATTGCCGATGGGATGGGGGTAACAGTTGGTGAACTTAGAAAACTTGGAGAGCAAGGAAGTATAACAGCAGAAAAAGTTGTAAATTCATTATTAAAACAAAGTGAAACAATAGATAAAGAATTTGGAAATATGACAATAAAGGTTTCAGAAGGCCTTCAAGTTTTAGAAAACTCAACTATAAATGCAATAGGTACAATTGATAAATTAACTGGTGCAAGTGGAATAGTTGCAAAAGCTATGATGGGCTGGTCTTGGGCAATAGATGAAGTTAATAAATCACTAAAATTGACTTTTGGTGATGTTGAGAATATGAATGATGTTGCAGATTTGACAGCTAAAAGAATGGAACTTATAAAAGAAAGAATGACTATCAAAAATGATAAGTTTATGTGGGATTCTGAACAAAAAGAAAAAATAAGTGCTATTGATAAAGAATTAATGAAAGTGTCAGGTCGTATAGCTACTTTATTTGGAGAGCAAGAAAAACTAAGTCAATCTTCAAGCGATGCAACAGATGAGTTAAAAAAATCAGCTACAAGCCAAGCAACAAATGAAAAAATATTAATTGACTTAATGGACGAAAGAAGTCAAAAAATAGCCAAGATTAAAAAAGAAAGTGCCGATTTACGAAAGGAAGGTGGAAATATTGTTTTAATTGCAGAGCGTGAAGCAAAAGCAATAAAAGACTTAAATGCAGAATACGATAAAAAATCTCTTGATGAGCAAATAAGAAAACAAGAAGAAAATGCAAGAGCAGTATCAAAAACAAATGAAGCATATTTGGAAATGTCAAGAGCTGGAATGTCTGAATACGAAAAGGCATTATCAGAGATAAAAGAAAAAACTAAAGAATGGATTGCAGTTACTGGAAATAAAGCAGAAGCTTTAAAAAGAGAAGCTATTTTAATTGATGAACTAAACAAGAAAAAAGCAGAAGATGATGCAAAAGCTGCACTTGATATTGAAAGACAACGAAACGAGCAAATAGACAAAAGAATCACATCACTAAATAGAGAATACGACCTAAAAGAAAAACAAGTTGGTTTAATCTATGATGAAACAGAAAGAAATCAAGCTTTAACAAAACTTTACTATGAAAGACGAGTACAAGAAATTAATCTTGAAAAACAAAAAAAAGAGCAAAGCGATTCTTTTTACGAATCACAATTAACATACGAAAAGAATTTATTAGACCAAACTTTATTTAGATATTCAGCAACTGGTCAAATTATAGAATCTGTATCAAGTGGAATGAAATCTACAATGATGGACTTTTTTGATTATACAAGTGCTGGATTTGGTGATTTAAAGAAAATGGCTTTAGACTTAGGGAATATGATTTATAAAGCAGTAACACAGCAAATGGTAGTTAATCCTTTGGTTAATGCTCTTGGAAGTGCTGCAAGTTCTTATTTTGCTACACCTACACCAACAGCAACTGGTGGTGGTACTTATAATGGTGTTACAAGCTCAGCTATTTTATCTGCAAAGGGTAATATTTTTAACAGTCCGTCTTTAAGCGAATATTCCAATAGTGTAGTATCAAAGCCTACTATGTTTGCGTTTGCAAATGGTGGTGTTCCTAATATGGGGATTATGGGTGAAGGAAATGCAAATAGTAATACATCTGGAATTGAAGCAATAGTTCCTTTAACTAGAAATAAAAATGGAGATTTAGGAATTAATGCAAGTGGCATGAGTGGAAATATGAAAATAGAAGTTATAAATCAGACTTCACAAGAGGTGCAAGTTACCAATGTAAGCCAAAGGCAAAATTTAGAAGAAACTATTATTAGTGTTTGGATTAACGCGGTAAACACAAATAAAATGGGGGTTAGAAATATGTTAGGTCGTTAGAATAAACGGCCTTTCATAGTTTTAGTATAATAAACATAAAAATACAATAAAGGATTGAAATGTTTTATCCAACAGCTGGTTTACAGCAAGATTCTACAAGAGAAGGACTTAAAAAAGCACTTCGTTCAGAAACAGAAAAATCTTATATTTTTACGCGTACACAAATGCTTAAAAAGCAATTATTTTCACTTCATCATATATTAACAACAGCACAAAGTGCAACACTAGAACAATTCTTTTATGATAATCAAGGCACTATATTTACATTAACTTATGATGGGGTTTCTTATAATTGTATTTTTGTATCAGATAGTTATGCACCTAAAAAACTGAGCTATGATTATATTGAAGTAACTATGAATGTAAGGGAGGTTTAATATGCCAAGTTTAGCGACTATTAATGACCTTAACAAATTAGCAACAGATGAAAAATTAATCGTACTTCTTGAAATTGAAATCCCATCAACTAGCACTTTGTATCTAGCAAATTATAACGATTATGTAACTTTTTTAGGTAATTCTTACCAACCTTTTTTATTTAATATGGGTGAAATTACAACGGGAAAAGGTGAAGTGCCTCAATTTGAGATTAAAATAGATAATACATCAAGAGGGATTAACTCTCTTATGATTGATTATGATATTTATTTAAAGCAAAATGGTATAGAGGGAAATAAAATATTTGCTAATATAATTGTAGTTAATACAGTTGATTTAAGTGATTATGTTTTAAAAGAAAGATTTGAGTTAGTATCTTGGGATATGGACAATCATTTTGCTAGTTTCAAACTTGGTGCAGAAAATCCATTTATGCGAAATTATCCCTTGAGGGCTATTTATAGTGATTTTTGTCAATGGAAATTTAAATCTACTCAATGTGGATATGGTGGTGCAGAAACTTTGTGTGATAAAACTTTGACTAAATGTAGGCAATTAAACAATAGTGCTAGGTTTGGTGGATTTGCGGGGATAAAATCGTGAATAAATACATAAAATATATCGGAACACCATTCCAACAATTAGACTGCTTTAATCTAACTAAGTTAATTTTTGAAGAAAATTTTAACATAGCTATTTTAGACACAAATATAAAGCACTATGAGAGCGCCCTAATCAATCAATCTTATTTAGGTGAAGTAGATAACTGGGTTGAAGTTAAAACGCCTTTAGAGGGAGATATAGTAGCAATACGATTAGATTCTAATTATCCACATTTAGTTACTCATTTTGGGATAATGATAAATGGTCACCAAATGATACATACAACCGAAAAAAGCAATTGTGTAGTTGAAAATATAGCAAAATATTATAGATTAGTAGCTGGGTTTTATAGGCATAAAGATTTGATATAATTAAATCAAAAAGGCTTTAAATGGCTAGAATTGTAAATCAACATAATATTTTACAACCACTTGAAAGAGAAACTAAATACACTATTGCTAAAAACAAAGCTGAGCTTTTAAAAGAGATTCAATACGATTGTATAGCTTATGATTTAAGAATATATAAAAATGGAATCTTAGAATTAGAAGATTTTGAAATTTCAGAAAGTGATTATATTCTAGTTCAAGTTATCCCAAAAGGTGGGAATATGGGGAGTATCTTAAAAGTTGTAGCTATGATTGGAATTGCAGTTTTAGCTCCAGCCTTTGTTGGTGCTACTGGAATATTTGCAGAAGGTGCAATGCTAGGTGGGTATGGCTTAGGTTTATCAGGAATGACTGCTGGATTTGTAGCTGGTGGTATTATCTTGGGTGGTGGATTATTAATTAATGCTCTTTTACCAACTCCTACTGCTTCACTTAACTTAGGCAATTCAAACTTAGATACTTCATCTACTTATAGCTGGGATAATAGTTATAATAAATCTCAACAAGGCACACCAATTCCTAAAGTATTTGGTACTCATAAAGTTACACCACCTTTAATTGCAAAGTATATTGAATCAATAGATGATAAACAATATTTTCACGGGCTTTATGCGTTAAATGATGGTCAAATTGCTAATGTTTCAAATATTAAAATAAATGATGAAAGTATAGATAACTTTGATAATGTTTCAGTAGATATTAGATATGGAACAAATGACCAACTTGTTATTCCTGATTTTGCTACTACTAGATTTGATAAATCAGTTAGTCAAAAATTAAGTACAGATTGGGACATAACTACAACTGAAAGTGGAGTAACTGAACTAACAGCTGTTATTTATTTTCCTAGAGGTCTTTATTATATGAATAATAACGCCCAAGTAGTTAATAATTCAGTTAAATTAGTAGTTGAGTATAGTGCCGATGGTATAAATTGGACTCCTATTACTTCTAATACTGTTGTTAATACTTATAGTGAATATTACAAGTATTGGAATGACCCTGATTTTGGAACAGATGGATATTATAAATATAATAGTTCTGGAGTATATATATCATCGGTATCAACATTGCCATATAATGTCATTCAGCTATCAAATGGCGTAAATACTCCAGTAGGAACAGTTAATGTATTTGCAATTATTTATGCTGTACCTTTGTCTTATTCCTATCCATATGAAATAATAACAGCATCAAGTACATCAGCATTTAGGAAAACATTTACAAAAAAATATTTAACTGCTGGAACTTATCAAGTAAGAGCTAGATTATATGAAACGCCTTTAAGTGGTAGTAGATACGGAAGCGATGTATATTTTGAATACTTAGAAATGGGCGTAAATGATGGCTTTATTTATCCAAATACTGCCTTATTAGCTATTAGAGCTTTGGCTACTGACCAATTAAGTGGAAGTACGCCCGTAATTACTTGCAATATAACAGCAAATAGTGATAATCCATCTTTAATTGCTCAATCAATTTTAAATGAAGTATCAAATGTAACTTCTTTTGATTCAACTTTTACAGATTTTCAAACTGAATGTAACACGCAAAATTATAAGTGCAATATAGTTTTTGATGCCAATGTAAATGTGCGACAAGCCTTAGACTTGGTTACTTTAAATGGCAGAGCATCTATCCAACAATTTGGAAGCAAATACGCTGTTATTATGGATAAAAAAGATGTACTACCTACGCAAGTATTTACTTTTGGAATGGGTAATATTTTAAGTGATACTTTTAAACAAAGTTATTTACCGATTAACGATAGAGCTAATATTATAAATGTAAGTTATTATGATAAAGATGATGATTATAAAAGAACAGTAGTTGAGATATCTAACACTACTTTTGATAATGTAACAGATAGAAAAGTAAGTGAATTAAATTTAATAGGCTGTGTAGATAGAAATCAAGCAGTAAAACACGCTAACTATCAATTAAAATGCAATAGATATTTAAGCGAAACAGTGCAATTTGAGGCATTTCACGATTCTTTAGTATGCAAATATGGTGACATAGTTGGAATATCGCACGATTTACCTCAATATGGATATAGTGGGCGTATAGTTAGTTGTAACAGTACGACAATTGTATTGGACAATCCAGTTACTTTTACAGTTGGTAAAACTTATGTAATTTTATTAAGAAATAAAAATAATCAAATTCAAGAAATAACAGTTACTGGAACGGGAACAACTAACACGCTAACGATAAGTGGAACGCTAAGCTACACTTTTGCACAATATGATAATTATATGTTTGGAGAAACAAATAAGGCTTATAAGTTATTTAGGGTAGTGCAAATAGCAACGGGAACAGACTTAACTAGACAAATAACTTGTATTGAATACAATTCAAATGTTTATGATGATGGTTCAACTGTAAATGTACCAATAATTAGTGATTTAGGATTAAAAAGTTTATTTATAAGCGATTATATAAGATATAAGCAAAACACAAATGAGATTGAAACAGTAGTTAATTTAAAATGGACTGGTGCATCATTAAAGTATAAGATTTATTTAGACAATAAGTTTATAGCAAATTCAAACGACACTTATTTTGATTACATTACAAATATAACTGGAAATCATACTTTTAAAATAGTTGATACTAATGGAAAGTCAATATCTCAAATTTATAATATTTTAGGAAAATTAGCTAAGCCAAATGCAGTAACTAGCTTATCATATTCTTTGGATTGCGATGAACTAAGTTTAAGTTGGGGTTATAATGATAAGCCTATTGATTTTAAACAATTTGAAATATATAACCAAAATGGTGAATTATTAGCAACTTCTTTAACAAATGGGTTAAGTTTACCAATAATTAAAAAAAGTATAAATTATTCTGTGTATGCAAGAGATACATCAAATATATTAAGTGATGTTCAAACAGTTAATGTAAATATTCCTTATTTATCAAATGTTGAAAATTTTACTACATATTTTAATAAAAATGGTGAAATAGAATTAAGCTGGACTTTCATAGTTGCAACTTGCAACCCTATTCAATATGAAATAAGAAAAGGTATAAGTTGGGAAAAGGCTCAAATAGTAGCTAATACTTACGACAAGTTCTATAAGCCAAATGGACAAGGCACATATTTTATCAAGGCTAAACATAAAAATATATATGGTTTTGAAAATACAAGCGAAACAGCTGCAAGCTTAACTATTAGTGGCTCTAATATTGTTCAAAATGTAATTTTTACAGCAGATGAAAAAGAAACATCTTGGGGTGGAATAAAAACAAATGTTACAACTTTTTTAGATGGAGTTTATGGAAATTGTTTAATATTAAATCCAGCATCAAACGATGTTGATACTTGGGCAGATGTTGATACTATTGCAAATGTAGATTATCCAAATGGTTCTTTAACTTATGGAATTTATGAATTAAGCACTCATTCAATAAGTTTAAGTACATCACAAAGACTAGGTATAGATTTTAATTATCAATCATTTGCTTTAGACTTAACTAATGATGTTGATAGTTGGCTAGATGTAGATTCTATTATTGATGTAGATGGTGATTTACAAGGTGCAATTAAAATAATTCCACAAATTAAAGTAAATAGTGGAAGTTGGCAAAATTATGTTTTAGGTGATTATGTTGGCTCTTTATTTGAATTTAGATTAATAATTGAAACAAGCAATGCGAATGCTATACCTTTAATTAATGAATGCAAAATTGTTGCAGATGTACCTGATAAAGTACAACAAGGAACAAATATATCAGTAGGTACAAGTGGCTTAAATGTAATTTATGCAGAATCTTTTAATACGGATACTGTAAATGTTCAAATTACAATTATCAATTCACAAAGTGGAGATTATGCAGTAATTACAAATAGTTTAAAAACTGGATTTACTATAAATATAAAAAATGGTGCATCAAATGTTGCGAGAAATATAAACTGGCTAAGTCAAGGATATTGATTTAGCTATAATTATAATAAAAAAGGGTTAATATGGCTCAATCAGATTATGAATTAGCTGCACATATAAGTGGACTTAATCAAAGAACAGAGATAAATAGTATATTTGATTCAATACTTACTCATAATAGTGGTTCAACTGCTCCGACAGTTACTAAAGCTTTTATGATGTGGGTTGATACTTCAAATGCTACTTATTATTATTTAAAAATGAGAAATCACGATAATACTGCGTGGGTAACTTTATTTATTTATACAGTAGCAACAAAAGTTATTACACCATTTATTATAAATTCTCCAACCACAAATGCAATTCCTAAAATTAATTCAGATGGAACAATTGGAAATAGTAATATTATAAATGATGCTAGTGGAAATACTGGATTTGGAGTTACTCCAAGTATATCAACTGATGTAGGAAATATCACACTTGGTGGTGGAAAAACAATTAATTATACAACGGAGCAAGGTCAAATAGTTTCTAATGCAACATATAATAGTGGATGGAAATATTTAACAGCAGCAAGAGCAACAAAATTAGATTTTAATAATGGAGTATATACTTTTAACAATGCTGTTACTGGAGCAATAGGGAATGTAATTACTTGGACAAATGCAATGGTTTTAGATGCTAGTGGTTTACAGATTAATAAAAGCTATACAAATTCTCCACCTTTAGTAACTGCTCAGTATGATGCTTCAAATTATGTATATTTTCAAGGAAGAAATACGGTAGATACAACTGAAATATTTTTAAGTTTAGTTGGTGGCAGTAAAAGAAGTGCAATCTTAGCTAACGGCTCATTCCAGTCAGCAACTAATAGTTATGGTGGAACATCAGATGCTAAACTAAAAGAAAATGTAGTTGAAACAAGTGATAAGCTAAATAAACTAATGAATGTAAGAGTAGTTAATTTTAACTACATTGGAGATGACCAAAAACAAATTGGAGTTATTGCACAAGAAGTAGAGAAGATATTCCCTGGAATAGTATATGAAACAAAAGACACTAAACAAGTTGAAGTTGAGAAAGAGAGAGAAAAAACTCTTGAAGATGGAACAGTTGAGATTGAAAAATACACCGAAACTGAAACAGTTGAAACTGGTGAAGTAACTAAGAATGTTAAATATTCAGTAATCTATATGATGATGTTAAAAGGTATGCAGGAGCAACAAGCAATCATTAATGATTTAAAAGCTAGAATTGAAATTTTAGAGTCTAAATAATGGAAATTTTACTTAATAGATGGAGAGGAACTGGAGTAATATTTTGGAACATTAAGGGCGTACAAATTTACGCTCTTTATTTAGGCTTATTGATTGGTTTTTTATCAACATATTATTATGGATTGCTAATATCACTTTTATTCTTAATTGGTGAATCTTTTGCTTGGGGCAAATGGGTAGGCAGTTTATGTCACCCTGAGAATACAACAGATGAAGTAAAAAATGGAAAATGTGGTAAATCATTCCCATATATTCATTATATGGCTAATTATATTCAAAATCAAGATGAAAACTATAAATTATATTGTCAAATTGCTTTAGCTATAAGAGGTTTTATTTGGTGGACTCCAATATTAATTTTATTAGGATATATAAACTTACTAGATTGGTATCAAGTTATTTTAAATTCTTTTATTTTAACTATTGGTTTTCCTATTGCGTGTGAAATTGGAAAAAATATAAACTTTGAATGTAATTATAAATATTTTCACACTTCTAGGGGTTGGTGTAATCAAGAATTAGTTTACGGATTTATTCAGTTTTTATGTATAACATTTAGTATATTTTTATTTGCTATAATAAAATAATTTAAAATTAGGGTTTGAAATGGATTATAATTTAATACTTTCAGTTGTATGTGCTGGAATGGCTGGAGCTGGTGCTTTTTTTCATACTAAGTATCAATCAGAATCGAATAAGCAAAAGATTGAAGATGTTAAAAATCAGTTTATAAAAGATAATGAAGAACTAAAAAAAGAGAATGAAATATTATCTAAAAGGGTTGAAGCTTCATTTAAAAAACTTGATACACACGGGGAAGATATAAGAGGTTTGCAAACAGAAAAAGAAAACTTTTTAACAGCAAAAGATGCAGATGATATTTATCTTAGAATTAAAGAATTTGATAGATTTGAAAAGCACATTGATAAAAGATTCGATACACTTGAGCAAGGTGTGGGAAAGCTATTAAATAAAATCGACCAACTTACAATATAAGGATTAAAATGGGTACATTATTACTAAACTTAGTGCTTAAACTTTTGACAAGTGAAGCAACAAAAACATTAATCGGTATAGGCGTTAATAAACTACTAGAACATTCAAAAGATGGAATTACAAGCGATATTGCTAAAGTAATGATTGATGGAGTTGCCAAGTCTAAAGCTAATCCAACAAGTGCAGATGTATTTAAAGATGCTGTTAAATTATTGGATAAATAGTATGAAAATAAGTAACAACGGATTAAACTTAATCAAACAATTTGAGGGATTTTCTTCAGCTCCTTATTTATGTCCTGCAGGAATACCTACAATTGGATATGGCTCAACATACTATGAAGATGGAACAAAAGTAACATTAAAAGATAAACCAATTACAGAACAAAGAGCAACTGAATTGTTAGAATTTATAGCTAATAAAACATTTAGCGAAAACATTAATAAAGTTGTAAAAGTTCCACTTAATAAAAACCAATTTGACGCTTTAGTATCATTTTCTTATAATATAGGTAATAAAAATTTTAATTGGAGTACACTTTTAAAAAAGTTAAATTTATCTGATTATGAAGGTGCTTCATTAGAGTTTGGAAGATGGAATCAAGCAAACGGAAAGATTTTAAATGGATTAGTTTTAAGAAGGCAAAAAGAAAAAGAATTGTTTTTAAGATAGGATTTAAATCCTATCTTTTCTTATAATAAGTAAAGTTTAAAAACTTATCTTTACCATCACATAAAATATCAAAACCAAATATAATCAATACAGAAATAAATCCAAGTACATTTATAATATCTTGATACTGTGACTCTTGATGTTGTGTTAAGCCAAACCACCCCATAACAATTTTTACTGCTATATACCAAATGATACACTCAAATACATAAGTGTTAATTTCAAACTTTTCTGAATTATTTATAATTCTTTGTTTTTTCATTCTAAATCTCCTATTAAATTATCTGTTATATTATCATCATTTCTCTTGTTTTCTGCTTCAATATACGAATAGAAGTGCGAACACTCCCCGCATATTTCCTCATTAACAATTTCTTCTTCTATCGCACCATTTAAGCATAAATCTTTTTCATCTATGTAGTTTGGATATAGCCATCGGCAGTTTTTGTAGTTCATTAAAATAAAGTTCCTTTTGTTTTTTCTTCTTGGTTACAAAATAATTTCTCAACAACTTTTTTGCCATTATTTGTTGCACTTAAACTGCTCCGATGATTTAATTCAAAAACACATGGTATGTTAAAATCATAGCTACTTACATAAATTTTATAAGGACTATTTTTAACAAATTCTAAAAACTTATCATGGTCAATGTCTTTTTGGTATTTGCCAGTTCCTTTGTAAGGTGGGTCACAATAAATAATAGTTTCATTTATTGGAGTTTCTATCTTTACTTGCTCATAGCTTAAATTGCTTATCTCTAAGCTTTGTATATTCTCTAAGCTTTGTATATTTAATAGTTGCTGTAATCTTTCTAGTTGCTGTAAATCAAAACGCCCTAATTGTTTTTTTATAACTGCAGATATAGATATTCTTCTTTTTTGAACATCTTCTTGATTTAAGTATTTAGTATCAATTTCTAAGCCAGTTAAATCATAAAATTCTTTAATATGTTTTTCTGATTTATTAACAACTATTTCGTGTACTATTCTTTTTTTATCTTCAATATCAGCACCAAATAAATATACGTTTTGATTATTTCCAAAACTCCAACAAGTTTTAGCTAAACCGCCAAGCCAACAATCACTATCTTTTAAATTAAAAAAATCTTCTCGAGTTATCCATTTGTAAAACTCATCAGTAATGCCATCATTTCTTATCTTTAATAATAGATTAACGATTCCAGTATTGAACTCGTTGTAATAAACTTTTTTAAATCTTTTTCTTTGTAGAGCTTCAAAACTCATAGCTCCACCTCCACCAAATAAATCATAAAAATATTTAGCATTTGGGTTGCTATTTAACATATAATCAATTAATGGTTTAGCAATTTTTCGTTTACTTCCCATATATGGTATTCCTAAACTCATATTTTATCCTCAATCTCATCAAATAATTTGTAATCCATTACTTTTTACCTTTCTTTATCCAATAAAACTCAAACAATTCATAAGACACTTCACGCATTCTTTTAACTGTAGTTTTAACATCTTCATCATTTGTATAATTATCATTTTCATATAAAGCTATGCTTTCTCTATAATACTCAATAGCTTCATTATCGCCATAATTTAACATACCGTTTACAGTTGCTAAATACAATAAATGAAGTCCAATCAATCCCTCGATCAATCCCTCGTTTTTAGCAATTAGTTTATCTAATCTATTTATTAATTTGGTGTAATTAAAATAATACATATTTGCTAAAGC